GTTACTATTTAGTGACTATGCTTCATTTAGAATGTTTAATATTAGAGGATCCACTAAAGAAATGTTATATATGTGGATAAGTACATCGTTAAGTAATTCATGGATTTGTCCAATTACAAAATGTTTTGCTAATAACAAAAATAAAGATCCAATGAACAAATTCGATGCCATCGAGTTGATACACCTCGCTTATATGTTATTCACATTACTAGCTAAGTTTAATCTTACAGTTAGTATGGGTGAAATGGCAACATACCTACATCAATTCATACATAGAATTAGAAATCGATGGTCCACTACAAAAAGTGGAACCAAAATTGATTTTGGTGTGGTTGAAATGAGGAATGGTATAATTCATGGTAAAGAATATATTAGAGAAAGTGACGTAGCAAGACTAGGCATTGATGGTATTTATGATACCATTGGTGATCGTATGTTGGAAGATAAAACTATTGAATTAGATGAAAGTAATGACATTGAAGTGGAAGATCCAGATGTCAAAATTATTGCTGAAAAAGCAAAAACAGCGAAAGTAACACTACAATCCAATAGAATAACACCACCATTTTATAAAATGATGTGGTTTGTGTTTCTATCATGGTTGTGCCCAGTACGAGCTGATACAGGTTATGGTGTAAACACATTCGCATGGAATTCAATTTTATTGAATTTAATGCTTGTGTTTATGGCTGCTTGTATAGTCTTGTATTGTATGGGCTTTGTTTACAATTTCAAAAATTCGATCTCAATTCCACTTGACAGTGGTGAAATAGTTAATGTTAGGTTTAAATCGTTTAATCCATGGGTCATATCAGTCGTAGTGGCTGGACTTGTGGTTGTTTATCTAACACGTAAAAACGTTGTAGATGGTGTTTACACCACAGAAGCGGCACGAACAAAAGCTAAGCACAGGGCAAAGTCAGCTAGAAAACTAGTATGTTTCTTTGTTATAGGAGGGTTAACACTCATGGAGCATAAAGACTTATTGGCTATTATACAACATATAGCAACGCTATATAGAACGGCTGAAACACTTGATAAAGGTTTTTCAGATGTGTTAGATATAGTTGAGAGTCTTGCTGGTGAGGAGAGTAAACCACAAACTAGAACTAAGAAAAAAGACGATGAGCATGAAGATGCTGTGCAAGATGCAGACGCTGCTGATGCTCCGATTTTACCCGGACCTAAATTCGTTAAAGGAGCTGATCTACCACAATTAGACGATGATGAAGACGACAAACCAAAAAAGGAAACTAATATATGTAGACGTGTATGGAGATATATTAAATATACTCCTAATGGCGAATACATTGTTGCTGAAGGTAATGCCATCAAAGA